CTCTTGTATATTGTGTTGATGCAAAAATTTGCAAAAAATACAAATAGTCCTATATACTACAAAGCATTAGCTAATACTGTTGAATTGCCTGACGTTAATAATAGGGTTGCTATTGCTTATTATGCTTCATTCAATACCATTGATGCAGAAATGGACATTATAAGAAAAGGTGCATTTTTAAAGTCAATCAATGACCGTGGGCCATCCTCAACATCAAATAGACAAATAAAATTTTTACATCAACACAATATACAAGAGCCTTGTGCCACTTTCAATTCATTACTAGAGGATAACATTGGGTTGATTGGTGAGCATAAAATAGAGAAAAGCGGATTAGGGGACATTATTATTGAACGCTATGCAAATGGTATTTATAAGGAACATTCATTCGGGTTCCAATATGTTTGGGATAAATGCAATTGGATAGATGTTCCATCTACGCAATTACCTTTAGACATGGAAGATGAAGTACAAGATGACCCTACAAAAACAAGTTCAGCATTTGAATGTAAGGAACTTAATTTATTCGAGTGTAGCGTGGTAACTTTTGGATGTAATGAAAATACGCCATTTTTAGGGTTTAAAGGTACACATGAAGACCTTATTAAACAGTTAGAAAGCGAATTAAACTACTTAATTAAAAACGCTCCTAATTATGAATATGAACTATCAATCAGACAGTTATATGCTAAACAAATGTCATTTGCTAAAGACTTAGTCGCTAATAACACTAAGGAAGAAAGCAAGCCGATAATAGCAATTAAAGAAAATAAATCATTTTATTCACAATTAATCTAACCATGAAGAAAAAATTTAATTTATTCCTAGAAGAAAAAGGAATTTCTAAAGCTGACTTTCTATCTAAAGCTGCAGCTGAACAAGGTGAACTACACAATGAGTTCCAAGAATCACAATTCAAAGGACTTGAAGACCTGATTTCTAAAAAATTAGATTCAAGTGAAATTGAATCTTTGAAAAAAGACGGCACTTTGAGTGCTGAAATTAAAGGAGAAGTTGTAAGACTTGCAAATGAATTAAAATCTCTTAAAGAAGTAGCTCCAGTTGCTCAATTCAAATCAGTTGAGCAAGAATTGGTTGACCAATTGTCTTTGAAAAAGTCAGAAATTGATAGTATCAAAGATGGTGATTCTAAGAAAATTGTTCTTAGTGTAAAAGCGGCCGCAACAATGACAACTGGAAATGTTACAGCTGTTGGTACAGGTGGACTTTCAATGTTGTTAAATCAGTTTGAAGGTGGTATTACTCCATTACCTCGTTCTGCTCCTTTCTTCGCTGACTTATTCGCTTCTGCTCCAACTTCAGGTAATACCATTTCTTATGCAGAGATGAAAAATCCTGATGGTGGTGCTGGTATGACTGGTGAGGGTTCTGCTAAAACACAAGCTGATTTTGATCTAGTAGAAGCTAAAACTAATGTTAGAAAAATCACTTCTTACATCAAAACTTCTAAAGAAGCTTTAGATGACATCCCTGCATTAGCTGGTGAGATTAATAACGAACTTGTTACTCTTATCAAGTTGAAAAAAGATAGTGAAGTTCTTTCAGGTGCTGGAACTGGTAACACTTTAAGCGGTGTGTTAACTAATGCTACAGCTTTCACAGGTGGTGCATTAGCTTTGGCGGTTGTAACTCCAAACAACTACGATGTGTTAGTTGCTGGTATTACTCAAATCGCAACTGCTGAGGTTATTTCTGGTCAACCTGCTGGCTTCATGGCAAATGTTATTGTTATGAATCCATCTGACGTTGCTTTAATGAAGCTTACTAAAGATGCCAATAAAAACTATATTTTCCCTGTTACATTGCCAGGCTCAACCTCTGTTATGGAAGTTCCTGTAATTAGTAACGCGAGAATGACAGCTGGTGACTTCTTAATTATGGATGCTTCTAAAGGCAATCTAAGAATCAAAGAAGATATTACTTTGTCAGTAGGCTACGAAAATGATGACTTCACTAAAAACTTAGTGACTATCTTAGCTGAAATGAGATTGGCATTCTATATCAAATCTCAACACGTTAAGGCGTTTGTTAAGGGTACATTTAGCACTGCAATCACTGCATTAACTAAAGCTTAATAATGGCTAAAATTCAAGAATCTACATCTGAAAGTTTAATACTTTTGGATGTAGACCTTGATTCAAGTGTGAATGTAGAGATATTGAAAGATACCGAGCATTTGAAAAAAGGGCAAATACATTCAGTGAGTTATGCAATTGCTTTAATATTCGTTAATCAAAAGATTGCTAAAATTATAAAATAAATGGGATTAATAATTGTTAAGGACGATTTTACAGGCAAATACGATTTAGTTAAGAGCATTAACGATAAGATTGAATCTTATATTGATGCTTATGAAGAAAGCTATTTACGTGAGTTATTAGGGATTGATTTATTCAATCTTTATAAAGCTAACGTAGTTAATCACTTACCTGTAAACGCTTCTTATTTGACAATTACAAACCCACTTTATGTTGAGCAAAACGGATATTCGATTGTAAGCAATGGGATAAAAGATATGTTATTAGGGTTTATTTTTTTCGAGTATGTGAGGGATAATAAAATAAAACAGTCAATGAGCGGTTCGGTAGTTAATGGTGTAGACAATTCAAATAATGATTTCACACAGGAATTTTTATTCCAACGCTATAACGAAAGCATCGACATTTATAAAAATATTCAGCTATATATTGAATTAAATAAGCCAACATATCCGACTTATAAAGGCTTTATCAAAGGTTATTCTTATTAATATGGTTAGCACAATAGATATAATCAAGGATTTAGTAGCAAATTTAGACTTAAAGTTAAATGTTACAAGTGTGGTAACTGTAGGCAGTACCTATAAACTATTTACTTGCAATACTTATTATTTAGCACCACAATCTAAAGTAACTATTAATGCGGTTGTTTATACTGTTGTATCACTTGTTGATAACGAATATATAATTGTATCAGGCGCTTCACTTCCAATTAAAGGTATCTATAATTTGCCTGCTCCATATTTCACTCATGGAACTGTAAAGCAAGCGAATGAAGAACTAAGTATGGAAAGTGATATGTTTAAAAAAACTCCAATGGTATTTCTTAGAAGACCATTTAGTGAGGTGTTTTATAACGGTCAACAAAGCGATGAGAGAAATGTAGATTTAACTTTATACTTCTTAACACAGGCGGACTTTGAACATTGGCAAATTGATTCATTTGATGCAAACGCAATTAAGCCGATGTATAATTTAATGAATGCTTTTATAAATATGCTTAACAATAACAGGTATATCAATAAAGCCAATATTTCAGAGTTCAGAGTGGAGGAAAAGCTAAAGTTTGGTATTTACGTTAATGACAAAGGCTATGAGAATAGCATATTCAATGACACTTTAAGCGGTGTGCAGTTAAGCTTTAGCTTACCAATTAGGAAAAATTATACTTGTACTTGTTAAAAAAAAATAGTTATGGCAGCATGTGATTGCGGAACAGGTTTAAAAAATACGGGTATTAGCGGATGCGCTAAACCTATGGGTGTTTATCAAAAAGCTTTCTTTGTTGAAACTTATGATTCAACAGGCGCTAAAAATAAATACGATACAAGCGTTCCACTTACTCAAATAGTATTGGATGCGTTATTAAACAATGCTGATACTTCTAAAAGATGGTACCCAACATCAACACTTGAAACAGTAGGTGGTGAACGTGCTGACAATGTGATTGAAACTGCTCCAAGCGGAAGGATTTACTACATAAAAGACGGTATCCGTACTCAGTCTTTTGAATTAGTAGGGTTTCCTGCGAAGTATATCGAAGCTTATGAAAGCAATAGATGTGTTACTTTGTCAGTATTCTATGTTGATAGTGATGGTAACCTTATTGGTGGTGCTGAAGATGGTACTGTTTTATATCCTAAAAATATTGATGCTAAATCAATTCAAATTAAGGATGTAAAAATGACTGATACCACTATGGCCAAAATAGTGATGTCATTCAATTATGCAATCTCTGAAAAAGAGTCTTATGAATCTTACATTGAAAGCGGTTCAATTACTGCCGATTTGCTAAATGCTAGTGGACTAGTTGATGTTACTATCGAACCAGTTACAACTGGTCAAACATCCATGACGTTTAAATTAGTTACTAATTATGGATCAGTTGGTAATAAAATTAAAGACAAAGGTTTATTGGCTGCTAATTTCGTTAGTATGGTTGGGGCAGTTGCTTCTAAATTAAGAAACGTAACTACTTCTGCGGATGTGGCCATTACAGGCTTAACTGAAAGCGCGGGAGTTTATACGCTTACTTATACTTCGCAAACTATTGGCAACGTGTTAACCATTACACCGCTTGCAAATGGTAGAAGCTATACAGCTAAAAATGTAACTGTAGCTTAGTTTATTAATTATTAAAATCAAAG